TTTTTATTAAAAATAAATTAAAATAAATTTTTGTAAATTAAAATATTAATTATAAATTTGTTTACAGAAACGCAAAACAAAAGGAAATGACAAAGTTAGAAATTGAATTAAGAGCAAAGAAAGACTATAATAACATTATAGGTTCTGGCGAATCAAAAGAAGATTTAAAGAAGTATTTAGAAGGGTTAGCATATTATGCAGAATGTTTAAGAAAACAATTAAAGAAAGATGAATTATAAAAAACTACCAACAACTATTGTAACTTATCATGATGAAGATATTTATGAATACAAAACCATTTTTAACAAAGGAAGGTGTTATGCTTGTGCTTTATTTATCAATGATGTTTTTGATGTGTTTACTATATTTGAAGCTGAAGTATTTTATGAAGAACACGTATTACCAGAAGAAGTAATAGTAGCACATACTTTTGAATCAGCAGCTACTGAATTTAATGAATTAACTTATTTACACTACACAAATAACTAAAAGGATATGTATATTAAAGATGAATTATTTTATGAACTTGTTGAAGCTAGAAATAGAATGACAAAGTTAATAAATCAAATAGAGGGATTAAAAAGTAAATTAGATTTGTCAGAATTAGTTTCTATTGCTTGCCAACAAACAGATAGAGATTATGAAGATATAACAAGTAAAAGCAGGGTAACACCTTTACCAGATTACAGAAGGTTAATATGGAAGCTTTTAAATAAAGATTTTGGATATAAACAAGAAGATATTATACAAGTATTTCAAGGTGTTAACCGTTCTTCTGTATCTAGTGGTATAATAAGAATAACAGAATTATTAGAATTTGATACTGAATTAAAAGTATTATATGCTAAAATGTCTAATGAAGTAGAAAAGTATGTATATGAAAAAACTAATAGAAAAAAGGGAGAAGTTAAGAAATAGCTTAATCGGTTGTTATGATCACGATTTACCAATTAGAAAAGAATTACATGAATTAACTAAATTAATAGAAAAAAGAAATGAACTTTAAAGAATTAGAAGCAAACGTATTAGAATGGGCAAGTGAAAAAGATTTACTACATAAATCAAACAGTATGAAACAATACGCAAAGGTTTTAGAAGAAACACAAGAAATATTAGTAGCATTAAATGAAAATAATGAACAAGAATTAATAGATGCTATAGGTGATACATTAGTAACTTTAATAATACTATCAAAACAGAATGATTTAAATATAGTTGAATGTTTAGAAGTTGCTTATAATGTAATAAAAAACAGAACTGGAAAAACTGTTAACGGCACATTCATAAAAGATTAATTTAAATTATTTTATTAATGGGTGTTTTAAAGCACCCTTTTTTTTGTACCTATGAAAAAAGAAACATATTACTTTAGCCATGATTATAATACTAGAAATGACTTCAAGATAAAGAAGTTAATAATGAAGTTAGGTTATACTGCTTATGGTGTTTATTGGGCATTGATAGAAGATTTATATAATAATGATAATAAATTATTATATGATTTAGAATTATTAGCTTTTGATTTTAGAGTAGATGAAGAAATTATTGAAGCCATAATTAATAACTTTGATTTATTTACTGTAGTAGATGGTTTTTTATCATCTGAATCTATACAGAGAAGATTAGATATTAGAGAAGAAAAAAGTGCAAAAGCACGTAAATCAGTAGCAAAAAGATGGGCAAAAAACAACGATAGTAATACGAACGTAATACAAAAAGATACGAACGTAAAAAATAGTAATACTTTAAAGGAAAGTAAAGTAAAGGAAAGTAAAGTAAAGGAAATAAAAGAAAGTAAATTATATAAAAACAATCATACACATTTATCTTTATCAGATGAACAATATGAAAAATTTACTAAAACTTATGGTGAAGAAGTTACAGATGATTATATTAGCAGAATATTAAATTACACTGGAAATAAAAGATATAATAATTTAGAACTAACATTAATGCAATGGTTAAAAAAAGATGGTGTTAATGCTAAACCATCAAACAATTGTTTTAAATGGAGGTATGAAGGAAAGATACATACATTACCAGAATATGATGTAGAAAAATTTGAAAAGGAAAAAAAGTTATTAGGTTCAGCAATGAAGGTAATAAAAACACCAGAAGATTATGGAGTATAAAATATTAAAGCATAACATTTACAATTTAGATACAAAAGCTAAATTATCTACTTGTCCTAAATGTTCACATACAAGAAAGAAGAAAACAGAAAAATGTTTAATGCTTGATTGGGATAGAGGTCTTGGAACTTGTCAACATTGTGGAGAGGTTATACAATTACATGAATACGAATTTACAAAAGAAAAGGTTTACGATAAACCATCTGATAAGTATTTAAACAATGATTTAAGCAAGAAAGTAATTGATTATATATATAACACTAGGAATATAACAGAAAGTACTTTAAAACGCTTTAAAATAACTAATGCTTTAGAATGGTTACCACAAACTAACAAAGAAGTAAATTGTATATGTTTTAACTATTACTTACAAAATCAGTTAATTAATATAAAATTTAGAGATAGCCAAAAGAATTTTAAACTTGTTAAGGGTGCTGAAAAGATATTATATAATTTAGATTCAATATTAAACACTGATGAAGCTGTTATAGTAGAAGGTGAATTTGATGCTTTAGCTTTTTCAGAAGCAGGTGTGCATAATGTGGTATCAGTTCCTAATGGTTTTAATTTAAAAGGTAATTTAAATTTAGATTATTTAGATAACTATGTAGATGTATTTGAGAATAAAGAAAAAGTATTTATAGCAGTAGATAATGATGAAGCAGGTAAAAAAGGTGCTAAAGAATTAATTAGAAGGATAGGTGCAGAAAAATGTTATTTAGTAGATTTTAAAGATTGTAAAGATGCTAATGATTATTTAATTAAATATGGTGCTTTAGAACTACAAGAAACAATAGATAAGTCTAAACCAGTACCTTTAGAAAATGTATTAACTGTAAATGATTACTATGGTGAATTAGAAGATTTTTATGTTAATGGTTTAGAACGTGGTTACAATGCAGGTATAGAAGGTTTTGATGATATATATTCTACTTACACTTCACAATATACAGTTGTAACTGGTATTCCTTCATCTGGTAAATCTGATTTTGTAGATTCTTTATGTGTTGGTTATAACTTAAATCATGGTTTTAAAGTAGCTTATGCATCACCAGAAAATAAACCTAATAAACTACATTCAGATAAAATAATTAGAAAGATAGCAGGGTTTAAACCAACTAACAAAGAACAGTTTAATTGTAAATCTTTTCAAGAATCAATAGAACACGTTAATAATAATTTCTTCCACATTGATTTTGAAGATGGATATGATTTAAAAAGGGTATTAAAAAAGGGTGCTGAACTAGTAAAGCGTAAAGGTATTAAAGTTTTAGTTATAGACCCATTCAACAAAGTAAGATTAAAAAAATCATTAGGTAAAAAAGATACTGAATATACAAACGATTATCTAAATGAAATAGATATGTTTTGTAGAAAGTATGATGTAAAAGTTTTTTTAGTTGCTCACCCAGTTAAGATGCAAAAGAAAGATAATGGTAAGTTTGAAATACCTACATTGTATTCAGTTAAAGGTGGTTCTGAATTTTATGATATGACTTATCACGGTTTGGTAGTTCATAGGGATTATGAAAATCAATCTGTTCAAGTTAAAGTATTAAAAATTAAATTCGGGCATCTTGGAGAAAACCAAGCATCAGCCTATTTTAAATTCAATTTAGAAAATAATAGATATATCCCACTTCCAGAATATGATGAACAAACTTTAGAATGCGGTGATTATAAAATAGATAATGGTAATTGGTTATGGCAAGAAGTAAAAGAAGAAGTAGTAGAATCAGAATCAGCTTTACCTTTTAATACTACATTTGATGAAGAAGTGCCTTTTTAATTTAAAATAAATTATTATATTAGTAGAATGAAAACACCAGAAAGATATGCAAAAAGAACTATCAACGGCAAAGATGTTATTGATATTGTAAAAGAATTAAACCTCAACTTTAATGAAGGTAATATATTAAAATACTTGTTAAGGGATAAAGGAGAAGATCAACAAGATTTAGAAAAGATAATTGTTTATGCTCAAAGAGAATTGCAGTATTTACAAAAAAAAGCTGTAGAAGATAGGATAGTTAAATTAACAGAAGAACAAATTAAAGAACTTAATACTAGAATAAAATGAAGATAAAAATAAAACCATTATCAGTTAATCAGGCCTGGAAAGGTAGAAGATACAAAACTAACTTTTATAATACTTATGAACGTGAATTATTATTAAAGCTACCTAATAAATACACTGCACCAGAAGGAAAAAAACATTTAGATATATTAGTAGGGTTTTCTTCTCAATTATCAGATGTAGATAATATTTTAAAGCCATTTATTGATATACTACAAAAGAAATATAAATTTAATGATAAAGATATTTTTAAAATAACTATAGAAAAAAAGTTAGTAGCTAAAGGAAAAGAGTTTATTGATTGGAAATTAGAAGGATATGGAAGTTAGTTTAGATGATGTATTAAGTAAATGTTGGGATAACTTAATTATAATTAATCCAGTACATTTAAAGAATAATATTTACACTATTGATATAGCTACTAAACATGGTGAGCATCAAGACCCTAATACCTACACTTTATCAGAAGCAAAGAAAAAAGTTTTAAATTATTATTACTGGTATTATAAAAAATTAAAATAAATTATATATATTTACATTAAATTATAAAAAGGAAAAAATGAACAATTTATTAAAAGGAAATGGTGGTGCTTTATTAAGCAGGTTTAAGAATCAATTAACACCACAAGAAGAAACGGAACTATCTACTATGATGATGTTTTATATCATTGGTTTAGATGTAACTGCTAGAGAATTACGTGACCACATGAGTCAACAACAAAAGCAGGAGATTAACAGAGTTTTAGGCATTACTAAAAGAATGGTTAACCTAATAGAGAAACAATACATTGAAGGAGATAATGAAGAATATGAAGATATATTTTTTGTAACTCAATCTTTTATAAGGGAAACAATTTTAAAACAAATGAGTGCATTAAGAACTGATAAGATGAAACAGTTTTTAGAATCTATAAAATACTTCTAATGAAAAGAGATAAAAAAGATTTAATAATGTTTGTTTTTACTCTGTTTTTTGGTATCTTTATAATGAGTTTAATAACCAAGTGTAATGCACAAGAAATAGGCAAAGATAAGTATTATCATTTTTATTATGGCTCGTTTGCTTCTGGTTTATCAACTGTTTTATATTTAAACAATAACCCACAAGCAACATTAAAAAGTAAAATAACAGTAGCAGTAGGTTCTGCTTTTGCATTAGGATTAGCTAAAGAACTATATGATACTAGAAAAGGTGGTAGTGGTTTTAGTGTAGCAGATTTAACAGCAACTACTTTAGGTTCATTACCAATAACAATAATAATTAAATTAACAAATAAAAATAGATATGGAAAAGTTAAGCCAAGAAGGAACAATAGAAAAAATTTTTGATACAATAACATTTGAATCAGGTTTTCAAAAAAGGGAATTTATAATTAATACTGGTGGTGATTATCCACAAAAGATTAAGTTTGAAGTAATTAAAGATAAATGTGAAGCACTTGAAAAGTTTAATAAAGTAGGTGATTTAGTTAATGTATCTTTTAACTTACGTGGTTCAGAATATACAAAGAATGATAAAACTATGTACTTTACTACACTATCAGCATGGAAGATAGAGAAGATTAAAGAAGATAAGTTTTTAAAGACTGAACAAGTAGTAGAAACAATAGGCGGTGCTGCTGATGATGATTTACCATTTTAAACACTCCTAACCTAATGAACACCCAATTAAAAACCCAATTTACTAAAATCTATAATGATTTAATTAAATACGCTGATAAGCAATATAAACGTAATGTAAACAGTGTAGATATAGTTAATGATTTATATTTATATTTAAATAACAACCCTGCAAAGGTGGATAGTAAAACACTATCTGCCTTTTGCTATTCTTATATTTATAACCAATGTTCATGGACTTATAAAGATAAAAACAATAAGTATAGTAATGCTAAGAATACATCAATAGAAGAATTTTATTATTTAGAAGATGTAGTAGAAGAAGAAGCTGAATTATCACCAGAAGCATCTACTAAAATAAAAGCTATTGAAAAGGCTAAACTAAATATGCATAGCAGGTTATTAAATATTTATAAACTATATTATGAACAAAATTATACTTATACAGAAATAGTAGAAATAACTGGCGTATCATTAGGTGATGTGTATAATAGAATAGAAGAAATAAAAGAGTTTATTAATAGCTACGTTGAAGGGCGTGAACAGTTAAGGATAATATGAAAAAAATAGCATTTATTATGTTATCACTAATTTTATTTAGTTGTAATGAAAGTTGTAATGAAAGTTGTAATGAGTATAAAGATTTAAATTATAAATATTCAAGAATAAAATTTAAGGAGTCAAAACACTCTGGCAGTTTTAATGTTAGGATTATAGAAGTAGATGGTGTTGAATATCTATGCCTTTATAGAGGTGGTATTATTAAATTAAAATAATAAATGAAATATTATGAATGATTTAATATATATATTAGGTATGGCTGCATTAACTGTATTATTAATTAATGCTGAACCTTTTATTAAGATGTTGGAATGGTTGAAAATATATAAGTATAAAGTATTTAAATGTGCTTTATGCTTTGGTTTTTATGTTAGTATAGTTATAACTATTGCAGAAGGTTTGCCTTTTATTTATATACCTATTGCATCAGTTTTAGCTTCATTTTTAGATAAGTGGTTATATGAGTAAGGTACAAGAATTAATAGAAGAACTGTATAATGAAAATATGTTAAGAAAACACTACAGAAAGTGGTTAGAAGCAGGTAAACCAAGAAGGTATGATTATACAGATATATTTAAATATTACAACTTACATTTTAAGAAAAATGAAACATCACCAAGATGTCCTAGTTGTATTGCTAAAGTAATTAAAAAGGTTGAAGAATGGATAAACAAAAAGAAGGATTAACAGTTAAGCATGAGCTTTTCTGTCAAAAATATATAGAGTTTAGAGGTAATGGTGTTAAAGCTTATTGTGAAGCTTATGATAAAGATTTTTATGATGCTAAAGAGTATAATAATGCTAAAACTAGAGCATCAGAGTTAGTAACAAACCGTAACATTGTTACACGTATAAGAGAACTTTTAGATGAAACTGGTTTAAATGATTTATTTGTAGATAACGAATTAAAGCACCTCATCTGGCAAGACGAAGATAGAAACGCAAAAGCAAAAGGTATTGATATTTATAATAAGATTGCTAGAAGATATGATGAGAAGATAGAAATTAAAATAGAAGAATTTAAAGCTAAATTTGATTAATGGATATTAGACTTTATAAACCGCACGAGAAACAGAAAGAAATACATAAGGCTATCAATAATACTGATAGCTTTTATTTTATATTGAATATAGGTAGGCAGTTCGGTAAAACTGCACTACTAGAAAATCAATGTTTATACTGGGGTATCAATGAAAGTAATATAACTGTTGGTTGGGTATCTCCAATATATAAACAAGCATTAAAATCATTTACATCTATAGTTAAAGCTATTAGAGATATACCAATTTATAAACGTGCTAATGAATCTAAACTAACTATTGAATTTACCAATGGTAGTAGAATAATGTTTTTTAGTGCTGAATCTGAAGATGGTATAAGGGGTAATACATTTGATTATTTAGTATGTGATGAGTTTGCATTCATTAAAAAAGATACCTGGCAATATATATTGAGGGCCACCATAATGGTAAAAGGTAAGAAGTGTATTCTTGCATCTACTCCAAAAGGTAAAAACAATTTCTTTGATATGTATAACTTGGCCAAGACTAATCCACGTTATAAAGCTTTTAAAGGCACTTCTTTTGATAATCCATATACTAACATTGAAGAATTAAATGACATTAAAAAAACACTACCATATGCAGTTTGGCAACAAGAATATTTAGCTGAATTTGTAGATAGTGCAAGTGTATTTAAAAATGTAAGTGAATGTATAAATGATAGACCTGCAGCAACCTCATCTTATTACATTGGAATAGATATAGGTTTTCAAGAAGATTATACAGTAGTAACAGTTTTAAATGAGAATAACCAAATGGTAGAACAAACTGCTATTAATAATTGTACTACTAGAGAAGTAAAAGATTTAATAGTTAATACCATAAATAAATATCCACATTGTAAAGCCTATTTAGAATTAAATAATCAAGGTATTGCTATCTATCATGATTTAGTAGATCAACATAGACTACATGGAACTTTAGAAGGTTTTACTACTACAGTTAAAACTAAAGGATTAATTATTAATAACCTTGTTAAATGCTTTAATGAACAATCAATATCTATTTTAGATAGTCAAGAACTACAAGATGAATTAGATGCTTTTATATATAAAGTATCAACTACTGGAGTTTTAAAATTTGAAGCTGCTAGTGGCTTCCATGATGATAGGGTTATGAGTTTAGCAATAGCTTCATATTGTTACTTTGAAAATAAAATATCAAATAATTTTAACTATGTTATTGGATAATAGAAAAAGTTTTGTATATTTGTTATAACTGATTTTTTAATAGTTACCATATATAAAAAAGATATTCAAAGCATTGTTTCTTGGTCGTTACAATGCTTTTTTTATGCTTGAAATTTTATTAAATATTAATTATATATATTATGAAGATACCTAAAAGTTGGAATAAGATAAGCCTTAAAACATTTACTAAACTATCTAATCTAGTAGATACAGATAATGATATAACTAATTTAATTAATAGGTTATCACTTCTTACTGGTAAGAGTAAAGAAGAAGTTAGTGAATTAAAATATGGTAAAGTATTAAAGTATCTGAAAAGATTATCATACCTAAACGAACTTCCAAAAGCAAAGAAAAGATTTTACTTTATTTATAAGTTTGATGTATTTAAATTAATTGATATAGATAATATTTCTAATCAAGATTTTATAGATTTAAATGATATAATTGAATCAGATATAGATGAAGGTGATAAGTTAGCTAAATGTATCTGTAAGTTATATAAATCTGTTAGGGGTAAAGAATACGATTATAAACACTTTTTAGATTTAAGCATAGGTAAATCTTATTCTACTATTCTTTTTTTTTGGGGTTTCGTAAAAGATTACTATTTGAAATATTTAAAGCACTCTTTAATCCAGATGGAGAAGATAACAGTGAACGAGATGAAGATGATGAAAGAAAAGGGAATAGATATACAATCGAACAAGCAAAACGTGATGAAGCTGATAAGAATGCTGACAAGTGGAAATGGTACAGCTTTGTTTTAGGATTAACAAACAACGAACCATTGAAGCTAGAAGAAGCTTTTAAATATAGCTTTTATGATAGTTGTATTTATTATTTATACAAATTAGAAAATAAAAAGAAATGAAAGATTGGATAGATATAATTAATGAATTTTCTGCTGTTGCTGATGCTAACCCTTTTGTTAATAAATTTGGTTATGGTAGAAAAGAAAGTAAGCAGGAGTTGTTTGATAGCTTCGATAAGAAGTTTCCTATATTATATATTAATTCAGATACATTCAACTACAATGAAGGGGCATTTGTATATTCAGTTAATACAGATGTTTTTTCTATTATAAAGGATAGCCAAGAAGATGCTGATAAAGTTATATCTGAATGTAATGCTATTATTATAGATGTTATTAATACGTTTTATAATAATGATTATTTAACTAATAATAATGTTACTATAACGCCTTATCATTGGCAAGAAGAAAGTGGTGAACTAGTTGCAGGTGTAACTGCTACTTTAGAAATAGAAGTAGGTAATAACAATGCTAATTGTGAATATTAAACTAAAAAAATACTAATGGCTAATTTAAGTTATGAAGATAGAAAAGCAATAGAGCGCTATTTATCAGAAAAAGGTTATACCCCAGGTGGTGGAGGTATAGAAAACAATGAACTAGAAGAAATATTTACTATTGAACGTGATGGTAATGGTAACATTATAAAAGTAATATCTATTTATGATTTACAAGTACCACCACAATCTATAGAAGTAGGTGAGGCTATTAAAGTTTCTGATTTAACACAAGAATTAGGATATACTACTAAATATGATAATAGACAGTATATTGTAATGAACTATGAAATAACAGATGATGGAACTATTAACCCTACTGTTAAAGAGTTTGAAGAACCTTCTTCATTTGAATTACAGCCTTTATTTGATGTTCAAGAATCATATACTGGTTTAATATCATTTCCATTAGTAGCAGTTCAAAATGTAATAGGTAAGATATATAATTTAAAAGTAGCTACTACATCTGAATTAAGAATAAGATTGTATAGAACTGGTACAACTAACTATGTAGGAGAATCAGAAACACAAGAAGCTATATTGTTATCACATGATGATTTATTATCTTATGATGTAGTAGGTGAAGATACTTTAATAGTTGATGAGATTATTAAACCTACAGAAACTAATATAAATGGATTTGATTTTGAATTAAAACCATTAACTGATTTTGTAGCAGGTGCTTCATATAGATTGGATTTAAGTGTGGAAAGTGGTAACATAGATATTAAAGGCACAATGTTAAACCCAACATTATTTTTTCCTTATATCAAAAGAAGCTACGGATGGCAATATACAAATAATGAATTAGCATTTAAAGAAGATTTACCTAACATTATAGATAATGGTGCAGGTGATAAATTTTTATCTGATGACGGTACTTATAAAGAAGTTAATGCAGGTGATACTGGTGAAGGTAATGCAGTAGCTGAATTTTACCACTATTCATTTAGAACTGGACAAGATAATGTAGATTTTTTTAATGATGGTAATATTAAATTATCATGGGACGCGCCAGGTAATGATTTAGAATTATACATGTTAACTGAACCTGCTAATACTGGTGATATGGTAAGTTTAGCTACTAAAGGTAATTCAACTGTAGTAAGCACATATATAACACAACCTAATTTTAAATACGATGTTTACCCTGCAGGAGTAAATGCAACGGAAGGTTTAGTAGTTTGGATAACAGCAGAAGAAGATGATTCATATCCTACTTATAAAGTATTTGTTCATAATGCAGGTAGTTCATATAATAGTACAGTAGAAGTTAAAAAGATAACACCTAAAACAGTTTAATTATGGGTAATTTAAGTATAACTAACAGAAAAGATTTTGAAGCTTTTTTAAAAGAAAATAATTATAGAGTGCCAACATTTGAAGAAATGGATATTATATTAGGTACTTTAGTTAATGACCCTACAGATTCACGTGCGATAGTTCACAAGAATTATAAGCTAATAACACAAACTAAAGCAATTACTGCTGCTGATGATAATAAAACATTTAATGTATATGTTAATGAAAATTATGATATAGTTTTACCACCATTAGATTCTGTAGCTGTAGGTTTTGAATTTACTATTAAGAATATAATAAACGATAATTTAGTAGGTTCATTTACTCCTTATGGTGATGAAAAAATAGAACTTGCTAATGTGCATTATTTCTTTGGTAAGGGTTATATATCTATTTCTAAAATGTATTCTGAATATCATGATGATGAACGTTGGTTAGTAAAACGTGAAGAAAGTATAAGAGATATTTTACAACATGGTAGAAGTAAAAGAAGAGATTTTACAGATGTAAATACATTTACTGTTAATCACTTTTTAGGTTATGTGCCTATTGTGCAAGTGTGGGTAGAAGATGGTGCAGGTGGTTATTCAGATGTTAGTGTAGATGTAGACCATGATTTCAATAATATGAATCATTTTACAATAAACTTAAATGAAAATTTAAGTGGTTTTGTTTTATATATATAAACTTAAATTATAATTTATGGCAATTACTAAGAAGAATCATTATAGAGGTAATGATTTTAACAATCAAGAATTGAAAGATGCAAAATCTTTACAATTAAATCAAGATGCAAGTAGTTCAGATGAAGCTGTAAGAAAATCACAAGCTGAATCAATTTCTGCACAAGCTGCACAAGATATTTTAGTAGAAGCTTCTGAAAATGCTTCCTCATCAACTGCTTTTACTTCTCAATCTTTAGTAGGTTTTTTAGCTGCTAAACAAGATAATATGAGTATTGAAAGCGGTTCTACTGGTTATTTAGAAATAGTTAATGGAACTGAAATTAAGGTGAAGCAGTTATTAGTTTCTTCTGTAGAAGTTAATACTACTTGCTCTACTTTACAAATGTATTTAGATACATATCCTTCAAATGGATTAGAAGAAGGTGATGTATTAATTTTAACATTGGCTACAGACAACCAACAAAGAAGCTGGATTCATAATGGTGCATCTACTAACACTGCTGCTGATTTTACACGTTTACAAACTGATTACAATGAGGCTACTATACGTGCTATGTTTTCAGCAGGTGAATATTTAAATTATGATGTTAACAGTGGTTTAATTTCTATTGATAGAGGTAACAATGCAGGGCAATTAGGTGCTCATACTTTAGATGTAGATTCTAATGAATTTACTACTATTAATGGTAATACTACATTAGCTATATTAAAAGCTTTAGAAGCATTTATTATACAAGTTGATGCTAGTGCTACTGGTGGGCAAACTACAATTGATACTAGATTAAGTACTTTAACTGGTGTTAGTGGTAACAGTTTAGAAAGTTTTAATGGTTCTACTTTTTCTGATAACAAGAACATTAAACAAATCTTACAAGAATCAGAAAATAAACATGTAGCTGCTGATGCTGATAGATCTGCTTTACGTGGTGAATTTGCTGCAGGTGATACTGCATTACAAGGTGCTTTAGATGCTGAAACATTAAGAGCATTAAGTGCAGAAGCTAGTGAAGCAAGTGCTAGACAATCAGCAGATAATACTTTACAATCTAATATTAACACTACTAACTCTAATTTAACAGCAGAAGAAACTAGAGCAACAAACGCAGAAAACGCTTTAGATGCTAGATTAGA